GTAGTTGCATCACAAGTTGTGATTCAAAGTTTTTTAACTCTTCTAGCCTTTCCTCTGCAGTCATAATTTTACTCGCTTAAATTATTATTACCAAGGCAAGCCCTTGAGTGTTGTTGGACTAAGCTGTCCATCAATCTGTGCTTGAACACTTGCCTCTACAGCATCTTTGTCAATTTTTGCATATATCCAACCAAGCACTGTCTCTTCCGTTAGGTCTGCATAAGCTATGTAATCTTCAGATGATGGGTCTGGTGCAAAAGATTCTCCTCCATAGCATCTGCCTGCATATCCCCCATCAACTTTTGAACAATCCCAATCGGCTTTAATAACACCTTTATCAGAGTCGTTAGTGTATTCTAGTGTGTTTATTTTCCAAGTCATAACGTTTTACTATAGGGTTGAAATTATAAATGCAAGTAATTCAGTGTATCTTACACCATAATATTTTGTTATTTCACCTGAGTCCTCAATATGATCAGATTCATATATCATCGCATATTTTTTGTAGTCAAGACCTTCCTCTTCAAAAGCTGCAATTAATTCTTGAGCAATGATACCAATATGGTATTGAGCATCATCCCCATACTTTTGTACATCTTTTATCCACTTATACTTTGTGAGTAGTCCTTTTGCTTTTTGAGCAACCTTTGCCTCTGCCTCTGTTATCTGTTCGAAGTCTTGCTTTTGATTTCTATCAGATGTTTGGATAGTTCCATTATCTGCATGAATATCTACAAATCTGTTACTTGATGAGCCAATATCAGACAAGCTATCAATAGCAGGTAAAATGTCACCATTGAAGTCAATCGTCATAATATCTCTTGTGCTTTGACCACTATCACTAACTGGCAAACCAAACACAAACTTTCCATTAAAACTGTTTGTTCCTCTTTCTACTAATTCAATCTTACCTATAGCTGCACCGCCACTACTTTGATACTTGAAATTCATTGTAGCTGTTGACGCAAGTCCAGAGTCGTGAGTTGGTGCTTGCAATGTCATTGCTACTGTGGTCCCACCTGCTATGTGCAGATTGTTTTCTGGACTCGTTGTGCCAATTCCTACTTTGCCATCAGCTAGAACCGTTAAACGGCTACCACTAAAATCTTTTAATGTAAAAACAGATGTGTCTGGTATAAATAAATCTGTAACTGTTGTTCCATCTTGCACAAGAAATAAATAATCGCTACCACCACCAATACCATCTGAACCATCAGAATCAAGCACCATGAATGCCCTGCTACCAGTTCCACTTGTATCTGTACCAAGTGAAATACCTCTTGCCGTACCATTTTGAATGTTAAGAGTTGTAATGTCATCTCCATTACCATTCTCAAGAATACCAGTTGTTGGTGTTCCTGCACTTGTGCCAATGGTTACAAGATTGCCAAATGTTTGTTGTAATTGCGTGTTTTTTAAATCCATAATCTATTGCTTGTTAAATAACATTCTTGATTGATTGAATATCTGATTGCCCCTGTTGAAAACACCAAAACGAACATGAGATATATTTAAAAATATTGATTTCATCATTCTACTAAATCTACCAACAATACTTGTGCAGTTCTGTCTGAGGCTTCGTTTTGAGAACCATTAAGGCGTATTGTATTTACATCCTTGAATACATCAGCAGGTAATGAGTGTTTTCCTGTTGCCACAGTGATAGAAAACTTGTTTCCAAATGTGTCATAAACATCATAAAAAGTGCCATCTATTTTAGCCTGCACGTCAAACGATGTATTCGTGTATGTGCCACTAAGGATTATAGAACCCATTTCATATGAATCATTACTTCTGCTAAAAGAAGCCTCAGTGGAAGTGCCACCACCAGATGCTAAAGTAATTGTTTCTAATTTTGCCATAATATTTGTTTTTTGATTTTATAATATATATACGCTAAGTATAGTATTCAATACGATTTTATGTCGCTTGTAATTCAGTGGGTATAGAAGTCAATATTTTTTGTCCTACAAACTTGATGTCACTAGAGTCTCTGCCTATCTGATTGCTAAATACAGTCTTAAATGATGAGGAATCTAGTATTACTTTTCTAAAATCGTCAGGACTAGATTGAAAAATCCCATCGAAAGAAACCTCAATAAAATCGTCACTATTGGTCTTGAATACAGTTATTATATCATTAATAAATGTGCTAACATTTGAATTGCTAAAATCAGACAAAACTTCAGTAAAATCAAAAGGAGTAGAAAAGTCTGCTGGGTTACCTGTGGTGCTACGTGTTGTTCTTTTAAATGTGCTTTCTATAAGTATTTCATGTGGCAAGTCAATACTCATTCTGTATCCACGAACATTACTTCTTTTTGATCCATCAATAGCCTCATCATTTATACCGCCAAAACTAACAAGACCTAAAGAAATATTAAAGCTAGTAGGCGTGATAATGTAGCAAAAATCAGCATCAGCACTATAATCTTTTGTTTTTACAAACAGTTTAGATATTTCTTTTGCTATTGCCATTATGTTATAGTGGTTTCTATCATATTAATTTTTGGAATATATGTTCCAATTTGATTAGTATATTGAATCTGATGAACAGTAGATGAATCAAGGGTCACTGTGTGTTTTGATATGATACCAGAATCAAAAACAACTAAACTTGTATTAAAGACTTCACTGCTACTATCTATAAAGTCAGGAGTTCCTTGAAAGAAATCAAATGAACCCCTATCATTACCTTCTACATTTAAATCAGTAATAATATTATTTAATATACTACGCATAGTACCAGGTTCTAAACATTTATTAAAAAATATAGAAAACTTTTTTCTAGTGCCTCGAACATTTTGTCTTAGACTTCCATCAATAGCTTCTTCAAATGGTGTATTAAAAAATAATAACTGAGTTTCTACATCAAAAGAAGTAATCTTTAGAGTTTGAAGGTCACCAGCGACAGTAAAAAAGGATACAGTTTGTAATGTACTCATTATATTAAATATGCCTCACAATTTATTATGTCATTTTCTAGGTCATACTCTAACATGGATGGTCTAGCCTTAAGACCATTTACACTAGCGTGTATATCACTACCAAATTTGATAAATTGATATGGTTTAAGTGTTCCAATGCCAAATATTTTAAGTGTTATTAAAAATGGTGTCTTATTTGAGTTATTAGCACTAGATATACCCAATGATTTTTTATATGAGTCTCTAGCTTGTGTTGATATATCCTCAATGATAGCATCACTAAGTGCTGATTCACTAGTAGAACTTGAAGCCCTTAACTGCCATTCATCTGGAGTGGGGGTGGTATTAAAAAATATTGTGTTCATATTATCTACCTGCACAGTAAGTACTATATCTTGTGTACCCCTTGCACTTATAATTTCTGTTGTAGCCTCACTAAATGTAGGTGCGCTAGTAATACCATTGTCCTGTATCGCAAATGTTGTATTGAAGTTTTTAACATTTCGTTTGTTAAATGAAGTCCCAAAATCCTGAAGATTAGATGCCGATAACGTTGCGAAATGGTCAGAATCAGATTCTGAATTAAAGTTTCTTCTAACATAAAACGCAAAGCCCATCATTGATCCTACAAATGCACCCTCTATGATAGAAAATTTTAATATATTTTCTTGGGCTTCTGCATAAGTATCTATACTAGTCACATCAAAACCAATCACCTTTGTGGGGTCACTGCCAGATGGTATTGCCGTAATATTACTTATTGTTTTAGTAAACTTGTGGCCTATAATCTTTGTGGTGGGTGATGATCCCTGAGATAATAAAAAACCTTTTATAGCATCTGATGATGTTATTAGGTTTGGGTCAGCGTTACTACTCGAAGCTGTCGTAACTAACCCCTCTAAAGTTTCGCCACTACCTGTGCCATAATTTGTTACTTGAACATCATATCTAAGAGCTGCTTGTGCCTCTATAGTTACCTTTCTTGATATCCTATCATACTTACAACCTGCCTTAGTTCCTATAAAGAAATCACTACCTGTTGGAACCGTTGTTTTGATTTGAATGGTATCATTGTCACCCATTTCATTTATGGTGGTAAAAAGAAGATTACCATTACCCAACTTATCAAATATAGATATAGATATTTTTGACAGGTTTACTCTAAACTTGGATATATCCTCTGAACTTTCTTGAACATCAAAGTCTTGAGATATTTTTGGCATATTAGCCATGAGCATTGTAGTGGTAGCCGCAGACACACTACTACCCACTATCTGCACTTCGGCAGAAAATGTGCCAAACCTTCTAGTCACATTACCTGTTGAAGCTACAAATGTACCCATTATATTGAGGTTGAATTATTTAATAAATCCTGTTGACCCCTATTAACTGCAACTGCTAATCCAGCTCTGTCTATGCTCACATCAACTGTTGGCGCAGCTTGATTCGTTATGGGTGAACTAGGCAAAAAACTAACGCTTTGGGTAAACTGAGGAGCCTCTTGTCCTGCGGCCCCTGCGCCACTAGCGGCTCCTCCACCACCTCCTCCGCCACCACCACCACCAAACTTGGTGGCTTTTATCTTGGCTAATTGTATAGCACCTAAGGTTGCGGCAAATGCTATTTTTCTTGGCTCTCCTAGGCTTGCAGTTATAGCTTTTGCAGTATTTATAAGTGTCTCTGCAATGGCGGATCGTTTCTCCACTAAAAATTGCTTTTTTCTAATAGCCTCTAACTGTTCAGCAGATGCACCCCTAGCCTTTGCTACTTGTAACTCACTTTTAAGTTCTGTCTTCCTCAAAGAAACTATACCCTTGGTGAATTGGCTAGCCATTTTTAAATTGTCATCACTAAAAATACCTCCATCATCATCATCGACACTGCCAGTATCACCCTCTAACAATTCTTTTCTTTTAGCTATAAACTCTTCTAATTGTTGTATTCGATCCGCAAATGTTGCGGCCTCTGCATCTGTAATTGCATTGTTAAATTTTTCAGTTAAATCTTTTAATTCTCTTTGAGCAAAAGCTATAGTGCCAGCTGCTGGACCTAAATCTAAATCCGGCATATCTATTTCAATGTCCTCTTCTATTAGTATATCAACAGGAATAGGAACCTTAACGCTTTCTCTAGCGGCTTGTTCAGCCTCAATAGATTTAAAAAGAGCATCAATTTCATCCATATTATCAAGCAAAACAAATTCAGGCTCTACATTTATGCTAGCTTTTACAGCATCTATAAAACCTTCTTCTTGAAGTTTTAAACCAGCCTGACGTCTTGCTTCGGTTTCCTTAACTATATCCTTGTTAAGTTGAAGTATTTCTTCATCTGTTTTTTTAATCTCAGCTTCATTTCTTTGAATTTCTTGCTCAATATCTAAAATGTCTTGTTTTGCTTGCTTTACCTGTTCTTGAGTAGCAATTTCTCCTTCGAAAAAAATCCTAAATTTATTAGAATCTTGTAATCTCTTCTCTCTTATTTTAGCTTCCTCTAATAAAATAGGCAAAGAAGCTTTATCTAATTTATTTGCTTCTTGTTTACTTTCAAGAATATCAAGTAATACTTGTTTTTGACTTTTAAGACCCTCTATTCCTAAATCAAATGCACCAGTTTGAGCAATTATTTCAGAAGTTCTTCTAGCAACATCATTTAATCCTTCTAAGGATTTCTCTAAATCTTCGGCTGATTCTTTGTTTTTGCCTAACAACTGAGGAAGCACAGTAGCTGCTGTAACTACTAAATTTATAGCTATTAGAATACCGCCAGGACCTGCCAATGATTTTCCTAAAGCTTTAAATGCATTCTTTAAACCACCAGATTTCGTGGTTAAATTGCCAAAAAGTTCAGCCGTAAACCCAACGTTGTTACCAACGGCTCTCATACCTTGGGCAAATCCTTGAGTAAATTGAGCAGAATCCTGAAGTCCATCGCTTAAAGAAAAAAGTGTTTGGTTGGCCGTAGAGAAAGCTTTATTGTTTGATTTTAGGCCTTTACCTAATTCTTTTTTTTGTTCTGCTAATCTTTGAGTGGCTGTAGTTAAACTGAGTATATCTCCTTCTTGATTTTGAAGAGCAGCTCTGCCACTCTGAAGTACACCTATCAATTCTTTTTCTTGCCTCTCAAGCCTTGCTGATTGACCAATTAGCTTCGTACGTTCGGCAGTGTTTAGTTTATTACTTTGAATAAACTTATCTAAATTAATCTTTTCCTGTCGTATCTGCTTTATCCTAGCACGAGCCTCTAGATTTGTCTTGGCTATAGCCCTTAACTCATTTTGAGTAGCCTTTCTTTTATTGTCTATAGATGATTTTACTTTATTATTAGACGTTATAAATTCTGTATTTCTAGCTACTATCTCCTTAACTTCTTCGCCAAGTTTACCAGTAGACCTATTAGTTTTGTCTACAGCCTCATTCAATTCAGTTAATGATTTTGCTGCACCTGCACCACCTAAATCATCAATTTTAGAAGCAATCTTAAATTTTACATTGTAAATTAAGTCAGGCATATTTATTTTTCTTTAGGTCTATGATATGCTTCACGAGCCATCAAGGCCTGCGTTATGTCCTCTATTGAACATTGGGCTTCAAGTTCCTTTGCTCGCAATGGATCAAAGTCGGCAAGAACGTAACAGTAATATGTATACGCTCCGCCAACTTCAACCACGAGGTCATTAGGTGCGAGCAAGTCTAATGACTCTAAGCTACTCCGACTCCATCTATAGGTACTTGTCGCCTGTTCGTAAAAAAATCCCACGCTTCCTCAAGCGTTCCTAATTCTAATTCGTCAGATTTCCATACCTTATCATCTATAGGAGCCTCTAGTTTCATAGAATGTTCTGCAGTGAACTTGCAGTACTCAGCACGAAACTCTTCATCCAATTTCCAATCATTTATAGCCTGAAGATCCTCCACGCTATAATCGTCAATTGTTACATTATCATCGATTAACTTCTTGTAGGTTTTAGGATGTTTTGCCTTGTACCAATTAAGAAGCATCTGTCTTCTTTCTTCTACTATCTTGTCAAAACGAATAGGGGTCGGCTTTACTTCAAACCCAACCCCCATAAACTCGCCCTGAACTTTTGTTATTCTTCCCATAAATCGCTCGCTTTATTTTAGGGTTATGTGTTAAATTCTTCGAAATTTCTATCAGATGTTGTAGGTGTACCTGTTGTTATTTGCAAAGATGGTTGTTTAATTTTAATATCATTTGTACCATTTATATTAAATGAAACATCAACATGATGAGTATTAGCTGGTAGCGTTAGCGTTGCTAATTTGACTGCTGCACTAGTGAGATTCACTGATGCGGCACTCCCAAGTGTTGACCCACTAGAGTCTATAGCTGTTACTGTCATTGTTGGAGCTGGAGCCACATCTGTAACATCAGTTACTTCAACAAAAGCGGTTAGTTGCTTACCTGCAAATGGAAAATACACTCTATGCTTAAATGTTGCGACATCAGAGGTATCTGAGTCATCATTTTTTAATCTTTGTTTATCATTACTTGAATTAAAGGTAGATGTAGTAGATAGCCCATCGGCAGTCCAGTTGGCTGCCCTTGATGGTGATCCTACACCTAACCATTTATACAATGAAAAACCATTCTTACTGTATGACATAGAAGCTGTGTGTTCACCAGTAGTGCTATCGTAGTCACCAATAGCTTCTCTTGGACTAGCAAATCTGAATGATAAATTATCCTCAAAGCCTCTGACTCTAGTTAAAATACCCTCTGCCTGAAGGATTCTACCATCCACACTAAATCCTGTAAAGACAAGATTGGTTTGATTATCAGTCCATGTTTTTAGTTGTGTAACTGTTGAACTATCATATAATCCAGTAAGAGTAATATTGAATATTTTACTAGTTATTAGTTCTATGTTGTTTTCTATTATGGCA